CTCTGCTTGTTCAGCGAATGTTCCATATGAAAGTGCTTGTCCTTCAACAAAAACAACATCTGACATGTTACCTTCTATATACCAGTTTGTTTGTCCAGAACCAATCCACATATCGGCATTAGCATCAGCAGTTTGTCCAGATTTTGCAGACAAATGTTGGACGCCATTTACCCAAACATCAATTACATTATTAGTGCAACGACATACTACATGAGCGTAACCCGAAGTGTCATAAATCTTTCTAGATTGATTTGATTGTTGTCCTTGGGCTGGGGTGTAATAGTAAATAACGTCTGGATAAGTATCGCCACTGCTGCCAATCGCAAGTCCTTGGTAATTACCTCCACCAGTATCAAACCCAAACAAATAGTGATATTGGCCATCTGTGTGTTGTTGTCTTTTTACCCAAGCACTCCATGTCCAAGTATTAGACAGGGTGCCAGAAAGTGTTCTTGTTAGTCTTGTATTTGCCATTTAATTTTTCCTGTTCCTATCCTTTACTCAAATGTATAACCAGTTGACTGTAGATATACATAATTTACAGTTAATGTAAACAGTTGTTCTGCGGTTTGATTCTCAGCGTCTGTTGCAATAATAGTAAATGTATATGAAGTATCACCATTAACAACTGGAGAAGTTCCACTAATAACACCAGTTGATGCGTTTAGTGACAAACCACTTGGAAGAGAACTTCCACTCTTCAATGCATATGATGCCTCTGCACCATCTTCTGTTGCAGATAAATCAATGTTTACGCTTGTGTTCATATCCACAGAACCAAGGTTTGCACCAGTTCCCCATACAGGCAATCCATCAACCGTGAATGCGCTATCATAAGTCCCACCCAAACCAGAAAGGTTTGTTGCAGTTAGAGAATATACTCCCTCTGCAAGATTAGGAATTTCTGCTGTCAGTTCAGAAGAACTAACTCTTGTTGTTGTAGGAGAGTTAGTTGATGAACCATTACCGTCTGTAAACTTAACAACAATACCTGCTTTAAAACCAGTGCCAGAAATAGTAATAACATCACCTTCTGCAACTGCCGTTTGACTATTGGGAAGAGTTGCCCCAGAAACAGTTGGTGCTGGCTCAATGCCAACCCAACCATCTACACCATATTGTTCCAAAACATCTAAGGTTGTATTGTATCGAATCATCCCTTGTGTGGGGGAGTTTGGTCTTTGTCCAGTTGTTCCTTTTGCTACCTGTGTAGACTCAGTTCCAGTATCAGTAATATTGACAAACAAGGAATCAGTCTTTGCGAGTGTTACTGCACCGTCTGCCAATTTAGCAGTTGTAATGCCACCGTCACCGATGGAACTAAGTTTAAATCGAGTTAATGGCATCTTATTCTTTTCCCTTTAACATTTTTTGTAATTCAGCAGTGCTACCAACGAAGAGTGCGTTAGTAACATTCTTAGGTGCAGAGTTAGGAACTTCTTTGAGTTTCTTCATCTTTGCTTGTAAGTCTCCACGTTTCTCAGTAACTTCTGCTACCTGTTTAATTAAGTTGCCCGCCACCTCATAGGTTCGAGCATTCTCTGATTCTCTTGCAAGGTCAAGAATACCATCAATTGCATCCTGTCCTCTTTCTATCAGATTATAAAAGTTTTCTCTCTGATATTTATAATCGTTGTCAACGTCTACTTCATTGTTTTCTGTTTTAGGAACAAGAACAGGTTTGGGTGGCGAGACAACTTCTACTGAGTTCTCCACCACATCTGCAATTCCTAAAACCTCATCAAGAGCATCATGTTGTTTTGACATTCAATTTACCTTACACTTACCTCTTCCAGAAGTCTAATCGTTGAAGTATTTGGATAATGGCTTACAATATTGTAACCACTATTGAACTCTAATCTAAAATAACGTCCAGTTCTATCTGACTCTGTTATTCCAGTCATATCATAAATATATTCACCGCCATAATTATCATTAGTTTCAGAAGGACGAGTTAGTGTTGAATCAGAACCAGTTCCACCAGATGCAAAAGTTTCATATCTCAACGATCCAATTTGTGTTAGTCCAGTTCCCATACCAGTTCCTTTGTAAATAAGAACATTACCACCTCTTGTAGCTCCAGTATAAGTCGCAAATATTGATATTGCATCAAAAGTTTTGGTCGAACCCAAATCAAAATCATATGATGTATTATTTGGAATAAATCCAGTATCACTGAAGTTGTCTGGAATACCATAAGGTGGCAATAGTAGTTTCTGTCCACTGCCGTTTGTAGGAGTGGTTGTTCCTAATAATCCATTATTGAAGTGTGCGCCAGTTCTATTAAAACTGTGAATGGTTAGTGCATTGTATTTTGTTGATTGGAAAAGAAGTCCTTTTGTCGCCCAACCCGATCCTGCTGCTGCCCCATCATAGAGTCTGGCCAGGTTAGTGCCATTGTTTTCAAAGAACATTTTATAATATCTGTATGCCTTTTTGTTATTAAAATAATTAATAATCTTTCCATCATCCTGAATTGCGCCACTGTTGGTTCCACCAAAGTGACCACCTCTATTACCATTCCCTAATGGTTGTTGTGGACTATCAATATAATCCCATGTAGAACCATCATTAGAACCTTGAAGCACATAATATCCAAAATTGTTTGCATGAGGAACATTGATAATTCTATTAATTCTGTATTGTTCTGTTAAATCAATTTGAAAAACTGAATCTGCCCCATTTATCCACGGCGAATAGTGCCATCCGAAGCCTGATGTATCTTGCCAGTCTAGAATTTCTGCAAAATTACCAGAATCACGAACACCATTGTTAATAAGATTTTGTGAACCAGCATCATTATTGTTTACATCTTGAACATCGCTATTATTCGTGAACAAATGTGGAGTGTGTTTAACTACAATATTAAAACTACGAGAGACAGTGTTTGATCCGTCTGATACTTCAATATCAAATTGATTTGTTGTTCCAGAATATGTGGATACTTCATCTGGAGCTCCACTAATTACTCCAGTAGAACTATCAATTGACATTCCAGCAAGACTATCACCAGATTCTAGAGAATAAGTTAGTGTTGCACCTTCATCATCAGTCGCTGCGATTGTAGCAATTGAACTGTATGTATTTTCACCAGTTGTATCCCAATTGTCGAGAATTGTTGCAACAGTTCCGCCGGCAGTAGTAAAGGCAGGACTTGCATTGACAGCAAGACAATCATCTAGAACACCCGCCAAACCAGAAGAAGCAACTACTTTAATATCATAATCTTCTACTGCATCATTAAAGGTTGTGCCATCAAACACGGCCGTGATTTGATTTCCACTATCTACTGTAGTAGTTGTCGCAGTAATTTCAGAACCATCAGTTCCTACTGCTCTTGCGATAGCTCCAGTTGCAAAACTATTACCTGTAATAACAATTGATGCCGAAGAATCTGTATCAGCAATAGAGGTTGGTGAAATTGAATTTACAGTTGGAGGAGAATCTATCGGCCGCCATTGTGACCCATCATAATACTCCATCAGAGAAGTTGTGGAGTTGAATCGAATATCACCACTTTGAGAATTTGCTCTTTGTGCAGTTGTGCCGTTAGGCATACGAGCAGCTTCTGTTCCACCAATTTCTGTATTAGTAAAGAGGTTGTTGGTTGCTCTTTCTATAACTTTTCTAATTGCCATTGTTCGTTATTCCTTGAATACTTTTCCTATATTTATGCATCTTCACCAGTTACAGGGTCATAAGTTTTCGCATCTTCATAGAATGAAGTAGTCTCATTAAATCCAAAGTCTCCGTCATCCGTATCCCAATCAGCAGGGGAAACATCTGCTGGAGCAGGTTCAACCGTGTATCTCTGTTCTCTCTTAGGTGCGTTAACTGGCAAGTCTGAGTATTGATCGACTTGAACAGAACGAATAATATTTTGTGAAGTGACAGGCCCATAGAGGAAATACTTTGCAGTAAAACTTAGAGTGTAAATAATTGCTCTACGACTTGCAAAGTCACCTTCATAGTTGTCTTCATAACTAATGCTGTTTAATGTTACAGGAACATCTCTAATAATTTCTAGTTCTGGAACTTCTCTTAATGTAACATTGTATTCTGGTTGAAAGTATGGTAGAATTTGCTCTAGAATCTGCAATGCATCATCAGAGTTCTTTGCCATAATAAACAACTCAAAATTTACGTTATAAGGAACAGGCATGAATCCAGATTTCAACTGTTCATTATCTGTTCCGTCAACAACCTTCTTTACCTTAACAACCTTGTTAAGTTTACGAGAAGAGTCATAAGACAATCCACTAATCTCAAAACCAATACGAGGCAACGTCACCGCTACCTTCTTGTTTAGGTTTGGATCTTCAGTGAGTCTTGCCAACCACTTTTGTTTTGGGCCGTATGCAAGAGGCACTTTCATTGTCTGTGTCACATTACCAGAACTGTCCTTCTTTGCCAACTGAATGTTGTTAAAGATAGTTCCAAATGCTACAACAATGTTTCTTGTTGATTCGTTGTAAAAGTAATTTCCAATCATAATTATTTCATCCCAGCGTCACCGAATGGGTTGCTCTCAGTGAAGTCCAATATATTGTCATCTTCAAACTCAAAGGTATCATTCTGTGCGTTTTCATCTATAGTTCCAATAACATAAGATTCCAGTATTATATAGGACGCATCTGCACCCTCTACTGAATTTTCTAGTGCCATTGCACCACCATGTGTTTCTGTTTCCGTAGTTAAGTAGTAACCATCTTTCGATGGGAAACTTGAAAAATATAGTTCTTGCAAGAATACACCAGAACCATCTTCCAAAGAAATTTGTTCTGTGAAAGAACCCCCCTGTTCCAATGTCATCTGATGTGACAATTGATCCAAAGAGTTGTCTGCCTCGATTGCATCAAGTTCTGCAATACCAGTATCAATTGCTTCTGAACTGTATTCAAAAGTTTTACACTTGAGTTTATATGTTGGTAGATTGTGAACTTGATAGAAAGGATCATCCTTATCTACAAAAGTAATCTCAAAGAGTTTATTACCCTTTGGCCAAAATACCAAATCACCCTCATTTGGGCGACTAGAAACAACCAAGTTATTATCAACAGAAACAAACTGTTCCCATCTACGTCTTGCAACTGTAAAGGTTGCATCGTCTTGGATATCTAAACCAAACTTAGACATGAGTTCTTTTTCGCCCTCATATCCATCAATGGTATCCAGATACATTTCAATCAGATATGCATCTTCAAAAGATGAACCAATATCCTCACCGAAAACATTGTCTCTACCTACTAGTTTACGAGGGATATAGTAAACATCTTGCCCATAGATACGCAACTGCTCTATGATTAAATCTTCATAGAGGTTTTGTTCTGGACGTGTTCCTGTATCAAAGTAAACATTAGTCGGCATATCTTACCCAATCATATGCATAGGAGGTAACTCATATGCAAGTTGAATTTGTTCTTCTAGTTTGTCAAGTTGTTCTTGAGCTTGAGTATATAGTTGTTCACCATTTAGTGCAACACCACCCAACATCTGAACACCTTGGAATTTAATTAGGTTTGCACCCCATTGACGTTTAATCAATTGAGTTGCATATTTCTTTAGGAAGATATCATCCCACACATCCGAATATGTGGCAGGGTCAAGTTTACGATAACATTCAATAATCAACCAATCATTTTCTACATAGTCTGTCTGAAAGTCTGCGTCCAAGTAAAGTCTATTTTGGTGTTGGTTATGTCTAATTGGAGTTTCTCCAACAAGAACATGATCCAAGAAATCCAAATGTTGCATTGTCATTTGATAGTGAATGACTGAAGTAGAACTGAAGTCATACAAGTCATTCAGTCTCAACTGATAGCGCACATCAAACATATTGAGTGCTGCCTTGTCAGTAAGAGGGAAAACTTTTGTTACAGACATAACTGAAGTTGGAACAGGAATATAGTTTTTCTGTTGATACCAAGTTGCAGTTGTAGAACCGTCAACGTCTGTTGCAGTTTCTCCATCATCATTACTTCTTGCACGAGTAATATCATCGGCAGTCAATCTATATTTTAGATAAACTCTTTCGATGCCATCATAGTGATATTGTGCAAAATACTGTAGAGCCTCATCAATCCTATCCTCTACTTGATCTGGATCAACGTTAATCTCAATCACTGGTTTACCCAATGATCTTAAACAATATTCTTTAAAGTCTGCTCTACTTGAAGGAGTTGCCATATCTTTATCCTAGTGCGATTGCAAAGGTGATACCATTGTTCACCGCTTTCGTTGTCACCTCACTTGAGGAGTCAACATCTAAATTTGTTCTTGCTGTTGCCGCATCGTTTACATCACTTAAATCATTAGCAACTGCAAGTGCTTCAGATGTAGAGTATACATCTAAATTTGTTCTTGCTGTTG